GGAAAGGGGCCCCGGCCTTTGCTGAGAGTGTCCACTTCAACACCTTCCTGAGCATTGAGCCTCTGCTGGAGGACATCGACCCCGGCCTGGGGAGCTTCGGCGGTGTCCGCTGGATTATCGTCGGGGCCATGACTGGGCCGGGCAGCCGAGATCACCAGCCCCGCCGGGAATGGGTGGAGAAAATTGTGGAGGCTGCCGCCCTGACTGACGCCAAGGTCTTTATGAAGGACAGCCTCAAAGACGTGTGGGGCCCGGAGCTTATCCGGGAGCACCCGGAGGGCATGGTATGGCCGGAGGGATGATTACCGCCGCGCGGATAGAGTGCGAGAAGGCAGAGGACCGGGACGCCCTGGTGGTCATTCTGGCCCGGAATGGGTATGCCGTCCGGCAGGTAAGGGAGAAGCCGAACCCGAAATCTACCAAGTACGCCTACTTCGTCGAATACTGGAAAGGGGGCGCGGCCCGTGAGTAAGAAAAAGAACCTCCGCCGCCTGAGCGTGCTCATCACCGCTCAGACCATGGGGAACCTGGAGAAGCTGGCCGACATGGAGGGCTGCGGGAGCACTGGGCGGGTCATTGACAAGCTGGTGCGGGACCGTATGCTCGCCCTCCGGCTGGGGTGCAAATGGGAAGGAGGTGGGCGCAGATGAGTGTCAAGGCTGTGTTTCTGTATCCCAAGTGCGGGACCGAGTTCGACCAGGAGAGGGTCCAAAGCTGCGGCCTTGAAGTAAAGAGGGAGTATGAGGTATCTCACTTCGTAATGGGGCAAAGCAGTACGTCGGTTTATCTGGAGGGGTACACCTTGCCATTCAACTCTATCCATTTTGAATTTCTGGAGGATGGAAAGCCCCTGGACATTTTCCGGGACCCCCGCTTTAATCCCTATCTGAGAAGAATGGGAGGAGGTGTCCGCCTGTGAAACCGATTGATGGGGACGCTCTTTTCTGCAAGTTTTGGAGCTTGGCAGACCCTTATGTAAAGCAGAAAAAAGTGTTCCCCTCCCAGGTTTGGAACCAAGCCGCCACAATGGTAAGAGAAGCGCCCAACCTACATACTACGAATGAGATGTTGACGCTGGAGGAAATAGAAAGAGCGTATGAGACGCCTGCATGGTATCAAGACCTTTACCGAAAAACAGGATACTATGTGCTCATCGGGGAAGTTGGTAAAACTGGGCTTTTCCTGACAGACCTGGATAATACCAACGAGTTTTACAGCACCGTAGACTATGGAGCAAGATGGGCCCTATACCGCCGCCCTCCTGATGGAGAGGAGGCCCAGCCATGAGCACCGGCCAAATCAACCTCCTCGATGAAATTATCGTTGACAACTTCGCGGGCGGTGGTGGGGCCTCCACTGGCATGGAGCTGGCGACGGGCCGGGTGGTTGACATTGCCATCAACCACGACCCGGACGCAATCCTGATGCACCGCACCAACCACCCCCACACCACCCACTACCAGGCCAGTGTTTGGGACGTGGACCCTGTGGAGGTCTGCCGGGGGCGCCCGGTGGGGCTGGCCTGGTTTTCCCCTGACTGTAAGCACTTCAGCAAAGCCAAGGGCGGGAAGCCCGTGGACAAGAACATACGGGGGCTTGCCTGGATTGTGCTGCGGTGGGCCGGAACCGTCCGCCCCAGGGTCATCATCCTGGAGAATGTGGAGGAGTTCCAGACCTGGGGGCCTGTCCGTAAGGGCAAGCCCGTGAAGAAGCTCACCGGCCAGACCTTCAGGAAATGGCTGGACCAACTCCGCAACCTGGGCTACGACGTGGAGTGGCGGGAGCTGGTGGCTGCTGACTATGGAGCCTCTACCACCCGCAAGCGGTTCTTTCTGATTGCCAGATGTGACGGGCGGCCCATTGTGTGGCCTACCCCCACCCATGCCCCCGCTGACAGCCCGGAGGTAAAGGCTGGGCTGAGACAGCCGTGGAGGAGTGCCGCTGAAATCATCGACTGGAGCCTCCCTACGCCCTCTATCTTTGACACCAAGGAAAGTATCCGGGAGAAGTATAACCTTACCGCACAGCGTCCCCTACGGCCCAATATGATGGCCCGTGTAGCCCGCGGCGTGGATAAGTTCGTCATCAAGACCGCCTCCCCCTTCCTGGTGGTGGTCAATCACTCGGGGGAGTTCCGGGGGCAGGACCCTGGAGAGCCCCTTCAGACTGTGACATCCAAGCATGGATATGGGGTAGCTATGCCGGTCATGGTAGCAATCGGACAAACCGGAGGAGGGAATAGGTGCCGGAGTGTAGAGAGCCCGACACATACTCAGGTATCCAAGGCTGAGGAGTGTGTGGCATCCCCCGTGCTGGCCCCATGGACCGTGACCAATACCACAAACTCCACCGGGCACCCTGTCTCTGAGCCTGTGGACACCGCCAGGACCGGCGGCGGCGGGGGCCAGATGTTCCTATCCGCAAGCCTGGTGCAGTACCACACGGAGCAGGGGGAGCGAGTGAGGGGCCAGGGACTTGATGCCCCTCTCCTGACCGTGGACGCCTCCAACCGCTACGGCCTGTCTGCTGTCTGCCTGGAGAAATACTACGGAACGGCAACCGGCCAGGGTGCCGAGGAGCCCCTGCACACCATCACGGCAAAGGACCGCGAGGGAGTGGTGGCTGCCAGCCTCTCCAAGTTCTACGGGGGCGTGGTAGGGACAGAGATGTCCCAACCACTCCCCACTGTGACCTCCATCGACCATAATGCCGTACAGATGGCCCACATGGCAAAGTTCTATGGGACTGAGTTCGGAGAACCTATGAGCCGTCCGCTGTCAACTGTGACCGCAAGCGGTGCCCATCATGGGCTGGTAACAACTACTGTGGTCCCTGTTTCCCATGCGGCAGACCTGAAGAACTGGCCTAAAATCCGGGAACTGCTGAACACATACTGCGGATATGACCTGAAGGAGAATGAGGTCATCTTGTTTCGGATCTCCGGCAGCCTTTATTTTATGGCTGACGTGGGGCTCCGAATGCTGACCCCCAGGGAGCTCTACCGGGCCAACGGCTTCCCAGATGACTACATCATAGACCGGGACTATACCGGGAAGGAGTATGGGAAGGCAAAGCAGGTGGCGAGGTGTGGGAACGCCGTGCCCCCTCCATTTGCCACGGCCCTGGTCAGGGCCAATCTCCCGGAATGGTGCGGCCAGACCATCACGACGATGGAAGAACTCGAAAAGGCGGTGGCGGTATGAGTAACTTGTGGAGATTTTACGACGGGACCTTCAGCGGCGTGGTGGTGGCCTGGACCGAGAAGGAAGCTCTGGAAAAGGCCAACCTTTACCTGAAAATTCACTTCGATGGTTATGAAGAAAGCGCCGGCATGAAAGTGTGGCCTTGCAAGAGTGACGATGACTTTGACGAGGCCGTCCCCTGGGCCCTGGCTGTGTCCTACTGAAGGAGGGGACCTAATGGCAAAGCAAAGCGGATACCTGAAGCGCCAGAAAGTCAGGGACGATGTTCTGGAGCAAGCCTATAAACAGACCTATCAGCAGTACATGACGGATATGTTCATTATCGCTCTGAACGACCCCGATGTGATGGGGAAGGACGTTCTGGGGTATAAGCGGCTCATGCGTGTGCTGCTGGCCGTTGAAGCCAACTATGACCGCTTCTTTGATGCCCTGACCAAGAACGCTGAAGCTGACTACGCCAGGGAGAAGATGGACACTATCATGCGGAATATCTGTCCGCCTGAGAAGTACATACCCTTCGAGCAGCGGTATGAATGGCTACCGAAGATAACCTACGGACCGAGAAAGTGAGAATGGACCAATGACCAAGACCGAGAAGGCCCTGCGGATGCGCCACCAAAACCAGCTCAACAGACACCTAGGGGCTGACTTTGAGGAGCTGATAGGGGCCGCCTGTGAGTATTACAGGGGCCGGGGTGTGGCCGACATCGAAAAGACCCCGGAGGAGATGAAGCCCATCAAAAACATGGGGAGTGGCCGCTTTGTGGCCGTCTATGTGAAGAAAGCCCAGGCCGACTTCAAGGGCTTCCTCCGGGGAGGGCTGGCCGTCAATTTTGAAGCCAAACACACCTCTACCCCCAGAATGGAGCAGGACCGGGTGACCCCGGAACAGGCTGACCGCCTGGAGAGGGCCTTCAGATATGGCGCCGCTGCCTTTGTGGTCTGCTCCTTCTCTGGGAAAGACTTCTTCCGGGTCCCCTGGGAAGTCTGGCGGAACATGAAAGCCCGGTATGGGCACAAATACATAACCATCCAGGAGGCGGAGCCCTTTCGGATCACCTTCGGGGGCCCTGGGGTCCTGCTGTTCCTGGAGGGACTGGAGGAAAAGAACAATGGAGTTCAGAAAGAAGAAGCCGGAAAAGATGAGCGACGGGGAACTGCTTCAGGAGCTCGACAGGATGATTGCCTCGGCTGAGGCCCAGGCCAACCCCAACCCTGCCGCCTCTGCCATTTTGGAGAGCCTGCACCCCGCCATGAAAGCGGCCATGCCGGAGACGGTGAAGAAGGCAAAGAAGAACCTTCGAACCCTGAAACAGGCAAAGGAGCGTCTGGCGGAGTTGCTGAAGGAGGCGGGAAAGCAATGAGCGCGCGGAGAGAAAAGCGCCTCCGGGCCCTGGAGCGCCGGGTGGAGAAATTGGAGGCCGTGGCCTATATGAGCACTTTCTATGTGACCACAGGCGAGAAGGCAAAGGTCGAGTTCATGGACGCCGGCTGGACCCGCGCCTCTGAACGTGGGCCTGTTCCTTGTTTTAGTGCGGAACCCGCCCGCCGGGGCCCCTGGCAACGGCTGGTGGATATTTTCAGAAAGGACAGATAAGACATGAAGCAGTACATCGGAACCAGGCTCATTGAGGCGGAGCCGGCATACCGAGCCAGTGATGGGGACGGAAGCTCCGTTATTGTGGATACCCCGGATGAGGCCCCCTTCTGCCTCCCCAATATTGAGAAGGGATACCGGGTCCATTACCCTGACGGATACGAAAGCTGGTGCCCTGCCGATACCTTCGAGAAGGCGTACCTCCCCCTCTCAGTTAACCCAGACCTGAGGACCGAGCGCCCCAGCATCAGCCAGGAGATGGTGGACAGTTTTATCCTGGAAACATGGACCCAGACCGCCGGAAATAAGACCACCATTGTTCGAGCCATGCTGAGGAATGGCTTTGAGCTGGTGGAGGCCTCGTCCTGTGTGAGCCCTGAGAACTACGACGAGAAGATGGGCCGCGACATCTGTATGAGGAAAATCAGGGACAGGGTGTGGTATCTGCTGGGCTTCCTCCTCCAGACTGCCACCCATGGGATATGAGCTGCCAAAACTGCCTTTGTCTCACCTGTGCCAATAATGGGGAGAGCCTGAGCACCAAGCCCGGTGAAGCCTCTTTCCCTTGCTACTACTGCGACGCTTGTATCATGTTCATAGGGTCTATTCCTGGAGCTGTCCACACGAAGCGCCTGAACTGTGAGCACTACAAGATGTCTGAACGCTCGAAGGAGGCCAAGGACAAAGCTGATGACCGGAAGGCCAAGAAGTTCCGGGCCTCCTTCAGGGTCATCATGGGTGGGGCTGGAAAGGCCCCGGAGAAATAAAAAAGCCGCCCCCTCCGAAGAGGGAACGACCTGTGGCAAGGAAACTATACCACGAAGGGGGCGCATAGTCAATGGGGAGCCGAAAGACCGTTGAACAGAATAGCGTGGAGGAAATCATCCGGCGGGCCGTTGAAGCTGGCCGCCAGTCTGCTGAGAGGTCCGCGAAGGATGCCTTCAAAGCCACCGAGCGCCGCCTGTACGGCCTCCCCACGCTGGAGATGAAGTACAGGGACGACCTGGAGAAGCTGGCTGAGCTGAAGGCATACGGGCCCAGGGAGCGAGATAAGAGCATCACCCGTTTCTTCAAAACAGGGGTGCGCCTGACCAAAGAGGAGATATTCGAGGCCCAGGTCATTGACCTGGAGGCCAAAATCGCCTCCGATAAGTATGAAATCGACGCGCTCCAAGGGGCCCTGAGGACTGTCAATGAGGATGAGTATTACCCCGTCATCCCTGGCCGATATTTCAATAATCTGCCCGACGATGCCGTGGCCGATGAACTACACTGCGATACCTCCACAGTATGGCGGAACCGCAAGCGGTTGGTGCAGCGTATGGCTGTTTGGCTTTACGGGGCCGAGGCTGTTCGGTAGGCACAGCAGCTCCCCCTTCCGTGCAATTTATCGGTGCAAAAAAGATGCAATGGACTGGTGCAATTTACTGTGATATAATCTCAGACAATAGAGAAATAGCACACAGCGGCAGAAAGCCCTTCGGGCCTTCTGCCGCTGTGTGCTATTTCTTAACCATGAGAAGGAGGCAAAGCTATGGACATTGTGCAAAAGGGTCTGGGTGAGCTCTCACCTTATGAGAACAATCCGAGGGTGAATGATGAGGCCGTGGACGCTGTGGCCGCCTCCATCAAGGAGTTCGGCTTCAAGGTCCCCATTGTGATAGACGCTCAGGGGGTCATTGTGGCCGGTCACACCGATTGAAGACATCGACATGACCCTATTCGGTTTCGGGGATGAGGAGAGCGACCTTGCCGACGAGCTGGAGGATAACCCCTACACCATGGCCACGAACGTCCCCCAGTATGAGCCCACCGGGGAGAAGCCCTCCCTCTCCCAGCTCTATGACGCCGATAAGACCGATGACCTCATAGCCGAGATTGAGGCCTCCGGCCTGAGCAAGGAGGAGAAGGGCTTCCTGCTGCGGGCCGCCGGCCGGCACACGGTTTTCAACTATGGCCTGATAGCTGAGTATTACGCCCACGCATCCCCGGAGATGCAGGAACTCATGGAGAAGTCGGCCTTGGTCATCATCGACGTGGACAATGCCATTGCCAATGGCTATGCCACCCTCATGGGTGAGGTCCTGGACGCTATGGGGGAGGCTGGGGACGATGCGTGATGACTTTGCCGTGCTCATCCTGACCCATGGGAGAGCCGATAACGTGGTCACCATGAAAACCCTTCAGCGGCAGGGGTATTCCGGGAAGTGGTACATGGTCATTGATGACGAGGACGATATGGCCGATGACTACCGCCGGAACTTCGGAGAGGAGCACATCGTCACGTTCTGCAAGCAGGAAGCCGTGGACCGAGCGGACACCATGGACAATCTGGATGAGCACCGGGCCATCCTGTATGCCCGCAATGAGAGCTTCCGTATCGCGCGGGACCTGGGCCTGAAATACTTCCTCATGTTGGATGACGATTACAGCGACTTCCTGTTTCGTTTCCCTGAAGGGAAGAAGATGGCCTCCAAGACCCCCAGGGGAAAGACCCTGGAGAGGATTTTCGAGGCCATGCTGGGCTTCCTGGACGCTTCCGGGGCCGCAACCGTGGCCTTTGCCCAGGGCGGTGACTTTATCGGAGGTCTGAGGGGCGGGAACTTCAAGAAGCGCCTCCTCCGTAAGGCCATGAACAGCTTCTTTTGCAGAGTGGACCGCCCCATCCAGTTCCGGGGGACCATGAACGAGGACGTGACCACCTACACCACCTTGGGGAGCCGCGGGGAGCTGTTCTTCACCTTCGTTGATGTCCATATCATCCAAATCCCCACACAATCCCTGGGCGGCGGCATGACGGCTGCCTACCGGGAGAGCGGGACATACCTGAAAACCTTCTATTCAGTCATGTCCATGCCGTCCTGTATCAAGGTCGGGATGATGTACAGCAAGAACAGCCTGATACACCACCGCATCGACTGGGAGTGCTGCGTCCCCAAGATACTGAACGAGAAATACCGAAAGGAGAGATAGCTTCATGCAGGGCATAGCTGGCGATAAGATGCTGGCCCATATTGGAAGGGTGGCCGGAGATCACCGGCCCATTACTGCCGACATCTTCCTGACGAACTACTGCAACAACCGATGTCCCTACTGCACATACAGGCGGTGGGACCTGGAGGGCGGGGCCTATTCCATGACCCTGGCCGAGTTCAAAACCTATGCCGAGCGGCTGAGGGCCCTCGGAGTGCTGGGCTTTATCCTCACTGGAGGAGGGGAGCCCACGGTTGCCCCTGACTTTCCCGCCATTGCTGGATGGCTGGAGAGCCAGGGGCTTCATTATGGCGTCAACACCAACTTCAATGAGCTGCACTTCATCAAACCCGACTATCTGAAGGTCAGCCTGGATGGGTGGGACGAGGAAAGCTACGAATGGCGCCGGGGGGTGAGGCGCTACGATACCGTCCGGGAGAATATCCAGCGTTATGCCTCCTGGAAGGAGGAGCACAGCCCCGGCACCTCCCTGGGGGTCCAGTGCGTGGTGGAGAGCGTGGGGGACGTTCTGAAGTTCTACCAGGCCAACCATGGGCTGAAGGTCGATTACATGGTATTCCGTCCCAAGGAAAGCACCGGGGGCAAGGCGTATTCTGGGGAAGCTGGGAAGGTCATCGCCTCCAGTATTATCCGGGCCGTGAATGAGCTGGCCGCTCAAGACCCTCGCGTGGTGCTCAACTTCAAGTGGCACCTGCTGGGGACGCAGGAAACCTCTTGCGTTGCTTCCTGGGCCCAAATCGCCCTGAATGAGCGAGGCGAGGTCATGTACTGCTGCCACAAGCCCTATCAGGTCATCGGCCATGTGCTTGATGAGGATATTCTGGAAAAGAAGGCCGCCGCCGTAACTGATATGCGGACCTGTGACATACCCTGCCGGATGACCGCTCCCAATGCTTTTGTAGCCCGGACTATGGCCGAGCGTAAAGATGTCTGCTTCATCTGAGCGGGCACCTGACCAAGGAACGAGAGGTGGTGAGAGTGGCCCATCAGAACAACGAGCAGAACCTTATCCCCTTCAATGAGCGAACCGAGGACGAACGGAGGGAACTGGCTTCCAAAGCTGGGAAGGCCTCTGGAGCTGCCCGCCGGAAGAAACGGACCATGAAGGCCACCGCCAAAATGCTGTTTGACCTCCCTATCACCTCCAAGGAGCTGAAGCAAAAACTGGCTCTGCTGGGCGTTGACACGGATGATGCCACATACCAAACCGCCGTCATGGTGGCTATGCTCAACCAGGCCATGAAGGGCAATGTCAAGGCTGCCGCCTTCTGCCGGGAGCTGCTGGGAGAGGACCCGTCCATCCAGCTCCGCCGGGATGAGCTGAAGCTGTCCCGGGAGAAGTTCCAGCATGAGAAGGCCATGGACGAGCGCACCGTGGCCGCAGACGAGCAGAAGGCGTCCCTGGCTGATGCTATCCAGGCAGCCTACCAAATGCGGCTCAAACGTGAGCAGACGGGCGGTGACGATGAATGATAGACCCGGAGGCAATCCTGTACTATGCGGACAACCCTGTGGACTTTGTGGAGGACATCATCCGGGCAAAGCCTGACCCCAACCAGCGGGACATACTCAACTCCATTGCCAAGTATCCTATGACCTCTGTTCGGTCCGGCCACGGCATCGGCAAGTCTGCTGTGGAGAGCTGGGCCGTTATCTGGTTTCTGGCAACCAGGCCCTTCCCCAAGATACCATGCACAGCCCCCACTCAGCACCAGCTCTGGGACATTCTGTGGGCTGAAATCGCCAAATGGTTGAGGTCCAACCCCGTACTGAGCAACGACCTTATCTGGACCCGCGAAAAGGTCTATATGAGGGGCTACCCGGAAGAATGGTTTGCGGTAGCCCGGACCGCCAGCAAGCCCGACGCCCTCCAGGGCTTCCATGCTGACCATGTGCTCTATATCATCGACGAGGCCTCCGGCGTCCGGGATGATATTTTCGAGCCTGTCCTGGGCGCCCTCTCCACCGAGGGGGCCCGCCTGGTTATGTGCGGGAACCCTACTAAAATCACCGGCTTTTTCTATGATAGCCACCACAAGAACCGGGCGCAGTACAGCACCCTCCACATTGATGGCCGGAACAGCAGCCGGGTAGATGAGGAGTTCATCCGAACCATCATTGAGATGTTCGGGGAGGACAGCGACGTTTTTAGGGTCCGCGTGGCCGGGGACTTCCCCAAGGCCCTGCCCGATAGCTTCATAGCTATGGAGTGGGCGGAGAGGGCCAGCGAGGGTGAACCCCCCGCCATTGAGCGTGTCCTGAGAGTGGACATCGGCATTGACGTGGCCCGGTATGGAGATGACAGCAGCGTACTTTCCCCCGTGCTGGATAAAGCCGTTCAGGGTGAGCCTCTGGTTTACCACCACAACGACACCATGGAGCTGGCCGGGAGAGCTGTTCAGGCCATCAAGACCTATGCCAGGGCCCACGAATGGGCCTCTATTTTCGTCAAGGTGGACTGTGACGGCCTGGGTGTGGGGGTATATGACCGCCTGGCAGAGCAGAGGGCTGAAATCGTGGGGGCTGTCGAGGCTGACCGGGCCGCTCGGTATGAGGGCGAGGACCCGGACAAAATCCCCCCTCCGTTTCATCTGGAGGTCCTGGAGTGCCACTTCGGGGGCGAAGGTGGGCGGATTACGGATGATGACCCTATCGAATACCAGAACAGCACCGGGCTCATGTGGGGCGCCGTGCGGGAGGCCCTGAGAACCGGCAGCCTTCACCTCTGGTATAACGACCAGCAGATCAGTCAGCTATCCAACAGGAAGTATTCCGTCAATAGCTCTGGCCGGATTGAGCTGGAGCGCAAGGAGGCCATGAAAAAGCGGGGGCTTTCCTCCCCCGATATGGCCGACGCCCTGGCCCTGGCCCTCCACGACCCCGTCGTGAGCGACTGGAGCCTTGAATTTTGACATCGAGGAGGAAACACCGTGAAGAAGTTGAACGGGTATCTTGTGGGAGGCAAGGGCCTCCCGATGAAGTTCATCCGGGCCGAGAATGTGAAGGACGCCCGCCGGCTGTGGAGAGCCAAGACTAACTCCGGCAAATCCACCGCCCCTGCCGTCTCCCAAGTGACCTGGAGGAAACCCCGCCCCCGGCAGAAGAAGGGGGTCGAGGAGTAAATGGCGTTTTGGGATAGATGGAGGAGGACCCAGGGGACCGCCTCCCGTCCGTATCGGGAGGGCGGCTTTATGGTCCCCCGGTGGTCTACTCCCCCGGAGAGAAACACCGAGGAATGGGTCCAGGCCTTCAAGACCAACCCCCGGCTGGCCGTGGTGGAGCGTATCGCCTCCGACCTCTCCTCTGCCGAGGGAAAGCTATACCGCATTGGGAAGGATGGAGAGGAACAGGAACTTGACGAGCACCCCTTCCTGGAGTTCTGGGACAACCCCAACCCTCTGCACGAAATGAGCAATGCCGCCCTCTGGCGGCTGCTGGAAATCTATCTCGCCCTCAAAGGCGAGGGCTATTTTATCATCGAGAAGGATATGTTCGGGCGGCCTGTGGAGCTGTGGCCCGTTCCTGTGCATTGGGTCCAGATGACCCCTTACCTCGACCACCCCTACTACACCGTCCGGGCTACCTCCGGGACCCTCATGCAGGTGTCCGTGGATGATATGTTCGTGATGAAGGACCTCAACCCCTATGACCCGTTCAGGCGGGGCCTGGGCCAGTCTGAGGCCCTGGCGGATGAGATTGAGACGGACGAGTATGCCGCCAAATTCCAGAAGCGGTTCTTTTTCAACGACGCTACCCCGAACCTGGTCATCTCTATGCCAAAGTCTACCCCTGAACAGCGGCAACGGTTCCGGGCTGAATGGCTGGAGCGGTTCAGAGGCCACTTCAATTCCCACGGCGTTGCCACCGTAAACGGTGAGGTGGTGGTGAATAAAGTCGGGGACACCATGAAGGACATGGACATGGTGAATGGGCGCATTTTCCTCCGGGACGCCGTGCTGGAGCATTTCGGGGTCCCCCGTGAAATTATGGGCATTACTGAGAGCAGCAACAGGGCCACCTCTGAGGCCGCTCAGTATATCTATGCCCAGAATGTCCTTATGCCGAGGCTGAAGCGCCGGGAGGAGGCCATCAACAAGCAGCTCCTCCCGATGTTCGGCCCCGACCTGATATGGCGGTATGAGGACATCGTACCCCGCAACCAGGAGTTCGACAAGGCTGTGGGTCTGGATGGCTGGAACGCTGGTCTGCTTACCAAGGACGAGGCCCGCGAGAAGCTGGGTATGCCCCCGGCACCTGTGGGTGGAGATGTCTACAAGACCACCTTCTCTGACGTGTTCGTCCATGAGGATGACGACCCCGCCGCCCTCTCCGTTGCCGCCGCCAACCTCCAGTATGCAGACGGCGCTCCGCCGCTCCAGGAGAGCGGAAGCGAGGACATAGAGATAACACAAGGGGGCGACCCCATCCAGGGCTCAGGCGTTGACGTAGGGGGCGATACGGCGGTGGAAATCACCGACGGGAAGAAGCGGCCCACACCAGAGGAGAAAAAGGCCTCCCTGGTCCAGGCCGCCCAGCGTGCCCTCCTCCAGGCCGAGCGGGAGGAGAGCCGCCGGTTCGAGATTGCAACGGCGAAGTTCTTCCGGGAGCAGTCCAACCGGATCACCGCCGCCATGGGCGGCACTGAGAAGGCCGAAAGGACCGTGTGGGACATTCTGCTGGATGGTGTCCCCGAGTATGATGTGGACCCGTCCGGGGCCTGGATGAAGCTCGACGAGGCTGAGAGAGCCCAGCGGGTAGACAACTTCGTGCTGGGGCTCATCGACTGGCCCGGAGAGGCTGCTGTCCTGGCTTCCATCTTCGACCCTCTCTGGAAGGAGAGCTACGCCAAGGGCGCAGAGGTAGCGTCCAGGGTGTACGGCCTTCAGGCTATTCAGAGGCCGGAGCTGTTGTCTACCGCCAAGCTGAGGGGCGGCGTCAGGGTGAAGAATATCACGGAAACCACCCAGAAGGAAATCGCCCGTATTGTCTCCTCTGGCCTGGAGCACGGGGACAGCAGGGCCACGATTGCCTCCCAAATCCAAGAGGAGATGCAGACCACCAGCGCACGGGCCCGGACCATTGCCTCCCAGGAGTGCAACAGCAGCCTCCTCACCGGGAGCCATGACATGATGAGAAGGGCCGGGGCTGAGTGGAAAATATGGCACGTCACCAATATGGCCGTGGCCCGTGATAGCCACAAGAGGCTGAACGGGAAGCGGTGCCCCATTGATGGGAAGTTCGAGAACGGGTGCCGCTATCCATGCGACCCTGATTGTGATGACCCTGCAGAGGTGGTCAACTGCCACTGCTTCCTGACTTACGAATGATGGAGGGCAGGCCTATGGAGTTCACGATAGACCAGGCAACGGCTGCTGCTGAGGCGGCCGGCATTGACCTGAAGAAGGAGCGGTTTACCGCTGAGGCCCTGGCCGCCGGTATGACGGCGGAGCTGGAGCATGGGGCTGAGAGCCCCGATACTGACATCACCAATAATGACCCCATACTGACGGCGAAACTTGCGGTGGCTCACCTCCGCAAATCGCCGTTTTATTATGCCCCGAAGAAGGGGCTGAAAGCGTGGGAGGCTTCGCTCGGGAAGGGGGTGAAAACCAAGAGCATGAAAACCGAGTACAAGGTCCTTCAATTCAAGGCGGACGAGTACGAGGAAGATACTGGCATTTTCAGCGGCTACGCCGCCGTGTTCGGGAATGTGGACAGCGGCGGCGACATCATAGAGCCCGGAGCCTTCACGAAGACAATCGCCGAAGGCTGGGAGCGGGTCAAAATCCTGGCCCTGCATAACGACTGCTGGCTTCCCATTGGCCGCCCTCTGGAACTGAGGGAGGACAGCAACGGCCTTTACATCAAGGCCAAGGTCAGCGACACCTCGATGGGGCGCGACATCAAGGTGTTGCTGAAGGATGGCGTCCTCAATGAGCTGTCCATCGGGTATGACCCTGTCGTATTCGACTACGACAAGGACAGCGGGGTCCGTCATCTCCGCGAGGTGAAGCTGTGGGAGGTGTCCGTTGTCACCTGGGCTATGAACCCGGAGGCAGTCATCACCGACTACAAGCAGGCTGCTGAAGCCGCCGAGAGAGCCAACGCCATGGCCGCTGAAGCTGCAGCCGACGTAAAAGCCGGCCGCAAAATCAGTGCCGCCAGGATGAAGGCCCTGAAGGAGGCGAGCGCCAGTATGAAGGCCGCCACCAAAGCCCTTGACAGCATCATCCGTGAGGCTGGAGAGGAGAGCACACCCAAGGGGGCCCCGGCCCCTGAAGCCGGTAAGGGAGCGCACCCTGCCGGAGCTACCACCATCGAAATCTTACTTTGACAGGAGGAACACCAGAATGAGCAAGTACATTCCCAAGACCAAGAACTCCCCCGCCCCTGCTGGCCGCAAGTCTGTGAAGATGGAGGCCGACGAGCTGACCGAGAAAATCAAGGCTTGCGTCAAGGAGGCCCTGGAGGAGCAGTCCGAGGCCAAGGCTGAGGGTGAGGGCGAGGAGGGCGACCCCACTGTGGAGGCTGCCCCCACTGACATCTCCGCCCTGATTGAGCAGGCCATGGACGTAGTGGCCCAGAAGCGCAAGGCCCGCAAGGACGCTGGCGAGGAGCTGGGCGACGTGAGCGCCGACGAGGTCCTGGAGGCCGTGGGCGAAATTATGGAGGCCCAGGAGGAAGCCAAGGCCGATGACGGCGTGGAGGATGAGGAAGCCAAGGAGGATGAAGGCATGGAGGAGAACGAGGCGAAGGGCCGCAAGGCTGCCGCCCGGCCCACCAGCACCAAGTCTGCCCCTGGCCGTAAGGCTGCCCCTGCTCCCGTGCAGCGGAAGTACAGCGGCATCTACATGAGCCGGGGCGCCGGGGCTCCTTCCTCCAAGAAGTCTGTGCCCCCCGCTATCCAGCTCGCCCGCGCCATCAAGTGCCTGGACGTGTTTGGCCGCCACGACCCCGATATGGCCTCCTTCTACGCCCGGAAGAAGTATGACGATGCTGAGATGGCCCGCGAGTTCAAGGCTCTGTCTGCCACCAACCCCTCCGGCGGCGGCTACCTCATCCCGGAGGTTTACCTGGATGACATCGTGGAGCTGCTGTACGCCAAGACCGTCATCTTTGAGCTGGGCGCTCAGAAGGTCCCCATGGCAAACGGCAACCTGAACATCCCCAAGATGACCTCCGGGGCCCGTGCTACCTGGGGCGGTGAGGGCCGCAAGATTGCCAAGAGCCAGCCCGCCTTCGGCAACATTAAGCTGTCCGCCAAGCGCCTGGAGGCTATCGTCCCCCAGACCCGCGAGCTGCTGATGTCTACCAACTTCTCTGCCGACCAGATGTTTGCCAACGACCTGACCCGCCGGATGGAGCTGGGCCTGGACTTCGGCGCTATGTTCGGCAAGGGCGGCGAGTTCCAGCCCCTCGGCGTGTTCACCGACAAGGAGGTTGAGCACGTAGACGCCAAGACCCTGGGCAACACCGACCTGTCCTCTGCTGAGGGTGCCATCACCGCCGACTTCCCCGTGTATATCCGCTCCAAGGTCCTGGCCAAGAACGTGGATGACAACAAGCTCGGCTGGGCCTTCAACTCCGTGCTGGAAGGCTACCTCATGAATATGAAAACCACCACCGGCGCCTACATCTACCGGGATGAGATGAACAGCGGCAAGCTGCTGGGCTTCCCCTACCGGGTGTCCAATCAGATCACTACCGACGGCACCGGCCTCACTGAGCTGGCCTTCGGTAACTGGTCCGACCTGCTTGTGGGTGAGCAGCTGGGCCTGGAGACCTACACCACCCTGGACGGCTCCTGGACCGACGAGGACGGCGTTCAGCACAATGCCTTCGAGGAGAACCTGGCGGCCACCCGTGCCCTGATGTACGTTGACATCGCCGCCCGGCACAAGGAGAGCTTCATCCACGTCAAGAACATCAAGGCTTTTTGAGCCTGAGAAACAGGAGGTAAAAGAACCATGAAGCGTGAACTCATTCAGAACGTGAAGGTCACTCCCTATACCAGCGAGGACGCTATTGACCGTGACGGCTTCCTGTCTGCTGTCCTGGGGGTCCTGGTGGGCACTCCCACTGGGTCCCCCACCGGCCTGGCTGTTAAGCTGACCGTGACCGAGTGCGATACCGAGAGCGGGAGCTATACCCCCGCCGCCGATAAGCTCATCCCCGTGGACAAGGCCCTGGACGCTGACGGCTCCATTTCCCTGGATACTGATGCCGCCGGCGGCGCCCTGGTGAACTTCGACCTTGACCTGGTGGGCTGCAAGCAGTTCATCAAGATTAAGGTCGAGGTCGTTTGCACCGGCGGCTCCTCTGCTTCCTGCACCGCCACCGCCGCCCTGGTGCTGGGGGATAAGGCCTACACCCCCGCGTAATGCCGTGTAGAGAAGCGTACAAAGGAGGTTTTCACTATGGCAAGGGTATATGACCCCCCGAAGGCAAAACCGGCTGAGAATAAGCTGGAGCGGCCCGTAAAGGAGCGCAAAGGGACCACCTCCAAGAAAACCGAGAAGGAGCAGAAGGAGGGGGAGGGCGAATAGCCTTCCCCCTCCCCGCTGAAGGGAGGCGAGTTCATGTCCGAGGCAACCGTGGCCCTGGCCCCTAATGCCATGACCACACTGGAGGACACCATGGAGCGGCTGGGCATCTCTGAGGAGGCGGCGGACCAGGCCACCAAAAACAACCTTGTTCGCATCATCAATGCCGCTTCTGCCTGGATTGAGACCATCACCGGGCGGCACTTTGGAAAGGCCACCTATACTGACCGCTACGCTGGCCCCGGCGCTCAGGAGCTTGTCCTTCGGGAGTACCCCATCCGCTCTGTTGAGTATGTGAAGGACACCGTGACCGGGGGGCTTATTGACCCCGGCACCTATGACTTCTCTATGAGTGGCGACATCGGGGTATTGTATCGGGACATGGGCTGGACCTTCCGGGGCTACCCCTACGGGCTGGCAAATGACTACCGGGCCGCCAGCCGCTATCTGGAGGTCAAATTCACCGCCGGTTATGTCCTGCCGAAGGACGCCACAGAGGATGAGCCCTCCGACCTGCCCGCCGACATCATCTCCATTGTCTGGGGTATCGCGGAACAGGAATACTCCATCCTTGTGAACGGGTCCCAGGGGCTTTCCGCCTTCTCTATCTCCGACGTGTCCTGGACCTTCGACAAGGAGCCCAGGGCGTCGTGGATGGAAACCCTCAGCCACTACATGAGGTGGTGAGCCATGAAACTGAGCGACCGCGTGACCCCTGAGCTGCTGCGGATAAAGGGAGAGCTGGAACAGCTCCAGAAGCTCCGTATCAAGGTGGGTATCCAGGGCGACGCTGACAGCGAGATACTGACTATCGCCCGTGTCCATGAGTATGGGGCCGTCATCCATGCAAAGCAGGCCAAAAATCTGTGTATCCCAATCAGCCAAGAGAGCTACGACAAGAGCCCCAGGGACTTCCCGGACCTGTTCTTTATCAGGTCCAAAAATGGGTATCTGCTGGGGGTGACCGCCAAGAAGCCCCGCAAGCGGAGAAAGAAGGGAGAGGAAGGCCAATCCGATGACCTCAATCTCCTGTTTCTGCTTCTGCCTTCCGTGACCATCCCGGAACGGTCCTTCATCCGCGCTGGGTATGATGCCAACCGCAACCGCCTGGCTGAGGTGTGCCGGGAGGCGGTCTCGGATATTGTCCGGGGAAAGAAGGACGCCCGAACCGCCGCCGAATGGATAGGAGGAAAGGCCGTGGATTTTATCCACGAGTTCATGTCTGATGCGTCGAACTTTGAGCCAAAGGGCCGTATCCAGAAGGAGCGGGCCCCAAGCTGGGCCAACAGCCCCCTGGTGGTTACCAAAAGGCTGTTCAATTCTGTCACCTGGAAGGTGGAGGAGGGCGACTAAATGAGTGCGTTCAAAATGGCGCAGCCTGTTATCCCCCGCGGGCTGCTGCACACCATGTACGACCTGAAGGCTGGGAGCAAGTTCGACCAGTCTAAGGGCGGCCAGTATATCCCCGGGGGAGCTACTGAGCGGACCCCCTTCCAGGGGGCCGTGCTGCCGGTCAGCGATAAGGACCTGGTGAGGGAAATCACCGGCACCGTCTCTGACCACAGCGAGAAGATTTACACCAACGGCTATGCGCTGAGGGTCGGGGCCCAGGTCTTTGACCCTCAAACTCAGATCACCTACACCGTCACCCAGGAGCTGGGCCACAACAGTATCCACCCCATGAAGCGGTATCTGGTGGAAGCCAGAGGGGAGGCGGCCACGAAATGAGGTCCTATATCGAGAAGCGCAATGCGCTTATCCTGGCCCTGAGCAATTTCGTCGGCTGCCCCGTCCTGATGGCCTCCCAGGTGGAGCCGGAGATGGAGCCGCCGTTCATCGTGTACTCCATCACCTCTGACTACACCCCCGACAATGGGCTGGGCAACTACTCTCTGGAGGACGGGAGTACGGAAGGAACAGCGGTGGAGGTCCGGGAGGAGCAGCCGACCACCACCATGTCGTTTACTGCTTGCAGTATCAACCGAGTTGAGGAGAAAGACGGCGAACAGGTGTCTATCCTGGGCGCTGACGAGGCCCTGGAGCTGGCTACGCTGGCCCAGGGCTTCTTCCTTCATGGTGGGCGTTACGCCATTCAGAAGGCTGGTTTCGTGGTGGTGGACGTGACCAACGCCACCAGCAGGGACGCCCTGGAGCTGGACGAGATGGGCCGTCGGTTTGGCTTCGATGTCCGGCTGAGGTACACGCGCACCGACCTTGCCGAGGTTGATACTGTCACCAATGTAATTACCAAACAGAAGGAGTGATAACGAATGCCGAATGATGTCATTGTTGTTGTCAACATCGACGCCCGGCCCACCGGCACCGAGAACCTGGACATTCTGCTTCTCTCCACCGAGGGAGAGAAGGCCATCGACACTTACCGGGACCTGGAGGTCATCCAGACCACCTTCACTGGAAAAAAGGTCGCGGCAATGGCTGAGAAGCTGTTCAACCAGGGGGACACTACCCTGGCCGATACCCTTATCCGAAAGGTGAAAATCGCCGGTATCGAGGCCCCTACTGGGACCGGCGAAAGCGACAAGGCCACCGCTCTGGTCCAGGCCATCGAAACCCTCCGGCAGACCGACGATGACTGGTATATCCTGCTCACCGACCAGACCGGGGCCGAGGCTGTGGAGGCCCTGTGCGCCTGGGCTGAGGGCACCGAGCCCACCGAGGCGGAGCTGGGGGCCGGTGAGGAGGACCACCGCAAGCTCTACTTTGGGCAGACCTCCAACAAGGAGCTGGCCCTGACCAATGCCCGGAGCATTGTCATTTATACCGATGACCCCACCGAATATGCCGACGCCGCCTATGTGGGCAACGTGGGCCCCTTCTACCCTGAGAGCGTGACGTGGAAGTTCAAGCGGCCCCAGGGCATTGCTGTCCCCGACCTGACCAAGGCAGAGCGGGACGCTCTGGAGGAGGCTAACGTCAACTTCCTTACCGTGGAATATAAGCGGGAGTATGTGAAGAACGGGACCTGCCTCAACGGTGAGTTCATCGACGTGCAGATGGGCGCTGACTATATCGCCAAGACCATGCGGGAGAACCTGTACGACATCTTCCTGGAGAACGCCAAAATCGGCTACACCGACGAGGGCTTTGCCATCATTGCCGATGGTGTTTTCCAGGCCCTCAACCGGGCTGTGGACCTGGGCATCATTGCCCTGGATACCGAGAGCGGCCAGGGGGTCTACACCGTCACCGTGCCCAAGCGGTCTGAGGCTACCGACGAGCAGGCCCGTAACCGGCAGATGCCCGACATCACCTGGGAGGCCCAGCTTGAAGGGGCCGTTCATGGTGTGAAGGTCAAGGGGACCCTGCGGGCCACCCTGAGCGCGTAAGAAGGGAGGAAAATCCATGTCTATCGAGGTCCAGAGCTATGACCCCAAAAAGGTAAACGTCATCGTCGCTGGCCGGGCCATTACTGGCTTCGCCTCTGATGGTGTCGTGACCCTGAGCAAGAACGAGGACAGCGTGACCCCATCCGTGGGGGCCAAGGGCGACGTTGCCTATTCTGAGAACGCCAATGAGAGCGGGACTATCGCCCTCACCCTCATGTCTACCTCCTCCAGCCTCCCTTATCTCCGGGAGCTGGAGGCAAAGCGGCGCCTCATCACGGTATCCGTGCAGGACGCCAATGATGCGGACAGCTTCGCCATGAGTGCGGATAACTGCCGCATTCTGAAGATGCCCGACGCGGCCCGCCAGAAGGAGCAGAGCACCGTCACCATCAACATCTATGTGCCTTCCATGGTGCTGAGATGACCCGGCGGCGGTGAGCTGCAAGGACTATGAGCAAGAAATGGCTGGAGAGGCCAAAGTCGCTGAGTGAAAGGAGCTATCGAAAGTATATGGCAAAGCAGAAGAAGGTCACCGTAAACGGCCAGGAGTTCACCCTTCAGAGTGTGTCCCCCACCTGGTATTTCCAGACCAACGACGAGTGCGGGATGACCGGCGGCAAGAAGGACACCACCAAGTATCTGGATACCATGTTCAAGAACGTGGTCATTGCCCCTGCTGAGGTGAAAACCGACGGCATGGGCTACTTCGACGCCCAGGAGGACGTAAAGACCCCGGAGAAGCTGATCGCCGCCATCGAGAAGTTTCTTCGAGAGTGAGTATTCACTGGAAGCGGCCCACCGGCGGGCCGTCCGCAATAAGGCATTCTGGATGATGGTCTACGGTGGCAATGGCCTGTCCTATCAGGAACTCCGCGAAATGGACATGGCCGACTACCGGGAGGCTGTCGAGGCCAGGATACTCTACAACACAGAATGGACCAAAAAGAGGGGTGGGGCCACATGAGCCTCCCCCTCTTTTTGCGTGTAAGGAGGTGAGGAAAAAATGGCGGACAGTAGAGAGATGACCTTCGGGCTCGACTTCGGCCTGAAGGACGCTATTGACCAGCTTGAGGATATTGTCACCCGTCTGGAGCAGGCCGTGGACAGCGCCAGAGACGCTGAAGAAGCAGGGCGCGATATGGGAGCCGGTATCCAGGCCGGGGCTGACACCGGGGCCGCAGGGCTTCGGAATATGCGGGATGAAGCCGAGGACGCCGGGGACAGCCTGGATAATATCGGAACCAACTTCCGGGCCATGGGCCGGGAGGCTGACAGCTTCGGGTCCGCCGTCGCCAAATCTATGGGGACCGCCGCAAAGGAAAGTGGCAGCGCCTCCAAAACCATACGCGCTGGCTTTGATGGAGCCATTGGCTACACGGAAAAGAAAATCTCCGGCTTCACCGGGAAGGTGCAAAAGGGTGTCAAGGGCATTGGGACCGCCTTCACTCACCCGATAGCCACCATCAAGGGGAAGTTCCTGGGGGCCGTGGAGGAGGCCGCCAACAGGCTCAATGGCCTGGGGGATGATGCCGACGATGCCCGAAGGGACCTCGACGATATGGGGGACGAGGGCGAGAAGGCTGGCGGAGAGGTCAAGGAGGCCATCAAGGGGGCCCTGGCCGCCTTTGTCGGCTTCGAGGCAATCCAGGCCGGTATTGATATGCTGAAGGAGCTGGGGGCCGCCGCAATCGAGGCCGCCGGTGCTGCTGAGAACAGCGGGAAGAAGTTCGAGGCCAGTTTTGCCGGGACTGATGCGGCCGCATGGGTGGATAACTATGCGGCCTCTGTCCACCGGAGCACTGCTGAGGTGCAATCCTTCATGGTATCCAACAAAGCCATGTATGGGGAAATGGGTATCACCGGGGATGCCGCCGCCGAGCTTTCCAAGGTCACCACGTCCCTGGCCTATGACTTCGGCAACGCCTTTTCCATGGCTGATGCTGACGCCCTGGGGGTGGTCCAGGACTACCTCTCCGGCAACAGCGCCGCCCTGGAGGAGTACGGCATACATATCGACGATACTGTGCTGAAGAATAAGGCCATGGAAATGGGCCTCGGTAGCCAAATCGACGAGCTGGACGATGCTGCTATGGCTCAGGTCCGGCTTAATGCCCTGCTGGATAAGAGCGGGGACATTCAGCAGGCGGCCATAAAGGACACCGGGGGTCTGGTGAACAGCACCAAAAATCTGAACGGCGTATGGTCTGAGTTCATGGCGGATGCCGGGGCTCAGTTTACCCCCGTCCTGGAAGGGCTATTCGGCACTATTCTGGAGAGCTGGCCCACAATCGAGCCCATGCTGATGGACTTTGTGAGTATGCTTTCCGAGGGGCTGGGGGAGGCCATCCCCGTGGTCATGGAGCTGGGCCAGACTCTCCTCCCGGTGCTGACGGATGTGCTTGGAACCCTGTTCCAGGCGGCCACCCCCCTTATCTCTGTTTTTTCCAGCCTGGCCCAAACTATCCTGCCGCCCCTGGCAAATATCGTCGGCATGATAGCCGAAACCGTCATGCCGCCCCTGGTGGATATTCTGAACACGCTGACCACCAGCATTATCGAGCCCCTGATGGGCCCCCTTCAGAGCATAGCCGAGGCCCTGCTTCCCCCAATCGCGCAACTGCTGGGGCTGGTGTCTCCCATCCTGGAGGCCATAAGCCCGGTCCTATCCACCATCGGGGACGTGCTGGGGGTCATTGCTGATGTCTTGGGGTCCGTAGTCGGCTGGCTGGCTGATGGTGTGGGTAAGGTGGTCAACTTCTTCAGCGGCCTGTTCGGTGGTGCCTCTGAGAGTGAAAGCGCTGTGAATGACCTCAGCGGGGCCGTAGAGAACCTGGACGGCGTGACCTCCAAGGAAACCTCTCTCGCTGTGGATACCTCCGAATATCAGGAGAAGGTCAACGGAGCCGCCGAGACAGCCACCAAAGCTGTGGAAGAAAGCTCCAATGCGGCCGCTGAAATCACCGACGTAAACTTTATGGCAATGGGGACCTCTGCCGAGGTCGCCTACGGCCAAATGCAGACCGACGCAGAAACGGCCTGGAGCGCCATGACAGCCGCCGCAGATGCCGGGGCTACTTCTATTGTCGATGACTTCAAACGCATCACAGCGGCGGCGAGAGAGGCCAATACAGCGACCTCCGGCACTGTCGGCACAAATATCCCGCACAATGCCAGAGGCACGGATAATTTCCCCGGCGGCCCAACCTGGATGAATGAGGAGGGCGGCGAGCTTGCCATCCTCCCTGGAGGGTCTGCCATTATCCCGGCGGACCAGACCGAGCGCCTGGTGAACTCCTTCAGCACCACCAACCAGCAGAACAACACCCGTACCATGAGCTTTAATCCCCAAATCAGCATCGTGGTCAATGGCGGTGCCGACGGCGGGGCCGTAGATGAGCTGGAGGCCCGCGTCCGGGCCCTATTTGGCCAGCTCTTTGCTGAAGCTCAGGAGAAGGACTACGCCGAGAGAGCTATGCAGCACGGCTTTGCGTAAGGGAGGGAAAGCGAATGTATGTACTCCAGGGGGCCAAATGCGGAAGTGTTCGCTTTGAGCCCTTCGTCAATGGCGTCATCAACAAGGAGACCGTCAGCCGGCAGAGCACTATAACCGATAACCCAATAGAGGGTGGCGGCAGTATCAACGACCATGTTTTCAGGTCCCCCCTGAGCTTCCAGCTTTCCGGGACCGTGACCGACGGGGCCGCGGCTATCGCCACCCTCCAGCAGATGTGGATGAAGGGCGACGTCCTGACCTATACCGGGCGGAACCAAATCAATAACCTGGTCATCCAAAACCTTCAGTCCACCCATGACGCTACCAATCGGAAGGGCTTCACCTTCACTGCGACCCTGAAGCAGATCACCATAGGGAGCAGCGAGGACAGCGGTACGGCAAGCATGATGTCTGACCAGGATAGCACCGCCGCTTCTCAGACTTCCTCCAGCTCCAGCAGTAAGGCATCGTCTCAGACCTCCAAATCGTCTGCTGCTGGGCTGAAAACCACCGTATCCGAGACTATATCCAGCTCGGCTTATGCCGCCTATGTGAATACCTACAACACCAAACCCGCAAGCAGTTCCGGGCCTTCCTCCCGGTCCACGCCTACGAATACCGGGAGGAGGTGACGGAAAATGCTTCAGCTCATAGAGCTGGGCGCCGAGGTTGAGTATATCGACATCGACACCAGCAAAATTCCCTATACCTTCAGCATAAAGCTGACCGATAAGACCTACTCCTTCACCGTCCGCTACAACGACGTGGGGGGCTTCTTCACCATCGACCTGAGCGTTGCCAATACTGGCGAGGTCCTGGCCTATGGGGACCCCGTGCGGTATGGCCGCCCCATGTTTGGCCCTATCGAGGACGAGCGGTTTCCCTTGCCCGTCATCATTCCCCTGTGTCTTACCGGGGACGAGGTGGACGAAGTGACCTGGGAGAACTTCGGGAAGCAGGTCAAGCTCTACCTGTACGAGAGGAGGTCTGAATAAATGCCCTTCTGGATGAGGGAGGCCACCCTCCAAATCGGCTCTAAGGTCTACCAGATGGACGACCTGTATTTTGAGTTCGAGGTCCCCTTCGAGGACAGCGACACCCTCCAGAGCGCCACCTTCAAGGCCTATAATCTGGCCGAGAGCACCCGGAAGGGTATCAAGCGGGGAAGCGTTATCATCCTGAACGCTGGCTATGAAGGGGACATCGGGGCCATTTTCGTGGGAAAGGTCTCCGCCTGTTCCCATAAGCACGACAAAACGAACTGGATAACCAGCATCACGGCCACCGCCGCTATGGATGAATGGCTCAGCTCCAAGGTCACCAAGACCTATGCCAAGGGGAGCACCGGGCAGGAAATCGTCTCCGACCTGCTGAACATCTTCGGCCTGGAGGTGGGCGAGTTCACCCTGGCTGTGAACAAGGTATATGACCGGGGCCTGGTGTGCAATGGGAAGGTCAAGGACCTGCTGAAGCAGGTCGTGGTGAATGACTGCAAGAGCCGGTTCCTCATCAGGACCGGCTCCGTCATAATCAATGACCCTTCCAAGGGCATATCCAATGGCCTGGTGCTGACCCCGGAAAGCGGGCTCCTCATGTCTGGTGACGAGGTGGAGGAGACCGTCATAGCGGTGGGGTCTGATAGCCAGAAAAGCACCGAGGCCAAGGACGAGGAGGGGAACTACGTCACCAGGGAATGTCTCCTCAACTACCATATCGGCCCTGCTGATGCTGTCACAGTGAAGTCTCAGAGCCTCAACGGGAAGTTCGTCGTGGTGAGTGGGAAACACGTCGGCAGCCCAAAGGGAGACTGGAAAACCACCATCCAAATGAAGCCGGCGTAAGGGGGGATAGCATGGCACGGCAAAGCAAAAAGCGGGCCTTTGAAGATGCCCAGGCCCAGTCCATGGCCTCCTCCATCTGCGTGGCTGACATCGTGAAGGTGGTAGCCTTCGACGAGGCCAACATGACTGTTGATGTGCAGCCTATCACCAGATACCCGGACGAGGACAGCTTCCAGACGAAGCCCCAGGTCCTGGCCGTCCCTGTTGCCATGATTTATGGCGGAGGCTGGGCCTTCCGGCCCGTGTACCAGGCCGGGGACATCGGCGTGGTGCTGTACCTGGACCGGGACAGCGACGCGGTGATAGCTGGCGGGGCTGAAGCTGACCCCAATACGGAACGGCTCCACAGCGGGGATGACGCCATCTTTCTGGGGGGCGTCCGTGTCGGGGCCAATACCATTTCCGGCTTTCCCTCTGGGACCCTCTGCATGGGGACCACCGACGGGAGTGTTTACTTCTCCATGACCAAGAGCGGCATCGACATCAAGGGGAATGTGACCATAACCGGGAACCTGACCACCACCGGCGGCGTGGTCAATCTGAACTGAGAAAGGAGGGCCCGAGCTATGCCTGGAGCCGCCAGACTGAATGACAGCATACAGGGGACTACCGGCGGAGAGCACACCGGCCACGTCCCCCCTCATGGTCCCCTGCCTATCTCTGGACAAATCTCCGGGGGGTGTTCCGGGGACGTGAATATCAACGGGCAGCCAGCGGCTACGGTGGGAAGCACCACCACGGAGCTGGACGCTTGCTGTGGGTCTAATTCTGGAGCCGTTGCCGCTGGCAGCGGCTCCGTTTTTATCAATGGGAAACCGGCGGCCCGCCTGGGGGACGCTCTGGCCCCCCATAGTGGGACCGGGTCCATCTCCTCCGGCAGCTCCGATGTCCTGATAGGAGGGTGAACCGTGGAGGAAAACTATACGCTGAAAATTGACCCTGAAAGCAGAGACATCACCTTTGATGCCGACGGCATGATGGAAACTGTGTCCGGGGATGATACGACGGCTCAGGCGGTCCGCCTGACCCTCCAGACCTGGCTCGGTGAGTTTGCCCTTGTCCCGTCCCATGGGACCGACTACGAGGCGATCATGGGGAAGAAGCCGAAGGACCTGACCGAGGACGAGATACCAGAGGTCATCCGGGCTGCCATCTTCCAGGAGCCGGAGGTCCAGGAGGTGGAGGAAGTAAACTATACGCAGACCGGGCGGGCCCTTGACATCTCCTTTGTGGGGCGCCTCGCCAACGGAAATACCATCAGTGCGGAGGTGACGATGAATTGAACAACGAAGAATGGGGCGTGACCGAGCGAGGCTTCCACCGCCCGACCTATGTTGAACTCCTGAACGCCATCGAGTATAAGGCGCGGGAGCTGTTCGGGGACAGGGCCAACCTGACCGTCCGCTCCCCCCTGGGGCTTTTCCTCCGGGTGTTCGCCTGGATACTCAATATCCTGTTTTCCCTGATGGAGGACGTCTACAACAGCCGCTTTGTGGATACGGCGGTGGGCACGAGCCTCTATAACCTGGGGAAGGCCATCGGCCTGTCCCTTCTCCCGGCGCAAAAGGCGACCGGCTATGTGACCTTCACCGGGACCGCAGGGACGGTTATCCCATCCGGCTTCCTGGTCAAGACTGTGGCCGGCCTTCAGTATGCCGTGATGACTGAGGGGCGCATTGAAAGCTCCGGGACCGTGACCCTCCCCGTTCAGGCCGTGGATACTGGCTCCGACTACAATGCCTCTGCTGGTACGGTGACGGAAATCGTGAACCCCCTGGACGGGGTGGCTTCCTGCTCGAACTCTGCCGCTGTGGATGGTGGCCGGGGCCGGGAAACCGATGAGGAGTTCCGGGACAGATACTATCAGTCCGTGGACTATGCCGGCGGCGTGAACGCGGACGCCATCTCTGGTGAGCTCCTTCAGAATGTGGAGGCCATCTATTCTGTCATCTGCTATGAGAACGACACCGACGAGACAAACGACCTGGGCCTCCCCCCGCACAGTATCGAGGTGGTGGCCTACGGAGGGCTTGACGAGGAGGTGGCGGCGGCCATCTACCGCCGCAAGGCCGCCGGTATACAGACCTATGGAGGGAAAACCATTGCCGTGCTGAGTGCCAGCGGCCAGAGCATCGACATCAATTTTTCCAGGCCCACCACCGTCCCCGTCTACCTGAAAATCACGAACCTTCAGACCAACAGCAATTTCCCTTACAACGGGAATGACCTCATCAAGGAGGCTCTTATCAACTACATCGGGGGCGATACCTGGGGCGGCCTGACCATCGGGCAGGACGTACTCTATATGGCTATCCCTGGCGTTATTCTCGGCGTCTCTGGCGTGGTAGACTTTGACCTCCTTATCAGCAAGGACGGGGCAGATTATAGCCAGAACAACATCGAGATAGGTACCAGGGAGAAGGCCGTCACCGATGGGGAGAAGGTGAGCATCGAAGCATGAGTTACGGATATTTGTCTCAAATGCTGGACCAGCTCACCAGCGCCTATGCGCGGGAGGATATTCGGAACGACCGAAAGGGGCTGCCCCTGGAGACCAATATCGGCCGCCTGTTCGAGACGCTGGCCTGGGGCCTGGAGTTCGTCCATGAGCACGCAGAGCGCATGAGGGTATGGGATGACCTGGACAACGCGAAAGGGGCTGTGCTGGACCGCTACGGGGCAAATTTTGGCGTTGATAGAGGCGGGGCCACTGATACCGTGTACCGGCTCCTCATCAAGGTCAAGATGATTGCCCTCATGTCTGGTGGCGACATCGACACCATTATCTGGGCCGCCGCAAGCCTGTTCGACGTCCAGCCCACCGATATTGAAATCCAGGAGAAATTCCCCTGTAAAATCCGCATCTGCGTGGACGAGGCCCTTCTGAGTTCTGAGCGCCTGACCTCCATCGAGGTCATTGCGGAGCTGATGAAACGTATTGCGGCCGCCGGTATCGAGGTCCATATCCTGCTCAGGAACCGAAGGACGTATCAGTATGAGGTCATCATCTCCCGCGGCTGTGCTTTCGAGACGGTGGTATCTGGGGCGCCCGCTGTGGGCTCCTCCACCTACACTGTCTCCCGTATCAAAGGAAAAAGAATAGACAAGGAGGCTTGAAGCTATGTCCCTATTCACCGATGGCTGCTACCAGTGCGCGCCTGCTGAGGCTCTTATTGCCAAGGTGCTTGCTGGTCGCTGTACCATGCACTATACGAGGGTCGCCGTGGGAAATGGGAGTATCCCAGAAGGGAGCACCCCGGCCACGATGACTGAGCCCGCCGGATATGTGATGGACGCCAAACTCAGTGGGGTAACGAACCCGGTCGATGGAGAGTGTCAGGTCACCGCGCAGATCACCAGCGACGATGTGACGGCTGACTTCTCCGCGACCGGCGTTCTTTTGTATGCTGAGGACCCGGACCTGGGAGAGGTGCCCTATACATATCTCGTTTTGGAGGCCGCCCCTGAGCCTATCAAGGGCAAGACCTCTACCGTCGGTAAGATTGCCATTTTCGAGCTTGTGGCCGCTGTGGGAGCTGTGGACAATGTGACCGCAGATATTGACCTCGAAACTTTGGTGACCGTCGAGAAGGTGGCCGAGATGATTGCCGCCCATAACGTGGACGAGGAGGCCCACCCGGACATCAGGCAGATTGCCCAGGACGCCCTTGACCAGGTGGAGGCCCTGACCCATACCATCAGCACTATCCCCACCCAGAACGGCAGCCTGACCTACACCGGGTCCCCGCAGTCTCCGAGCTGGAACGGCTACGACCCGGCCACCTTGACCCTGGGCGGAACCACGGAGGCCACCGACGCAGGGACCTACACGGCCACGTTTACGCCGAAGGACGATTACCAGTGGGCTGATGGCACGAAAGACCCGAAGTCGGTCCAGTGGAGCATCGGCAGGGCGAACATTGCCAGTGTGCCTACCCAGACGGGCAGCCTGACCTATAACGGGAGCACCCAAAGCCCTACCTGGTCCGGCTATGATACCTCCAAGATGACCCTGGGGGGAACCACCAGCGGCACCAATGCTGGAAGCTATGCCGCCACCTTTACCCCGAAGGCAAATTATCAGTGGACTGATGGGACCACGGCGGCCAAGGAAGCGACCTGGACCATTGGAAGGGCTACCGTCTCCACTCTCCCAAGCCAGTCTGGGTCCCTGACCTATACCGGCTCGGCGCAGTCTCCCACCTGGGCCAATTATGATACCGCGAAGCTGACTATCGGCGGGGCTACCAGCGGGACCAATGCCGGGACCTATACCGCTACGTTCACCCCCAAATCCAACTATCAGTGGACTGATGGAGGGACCGGGGCCAAAAATGTGAATTGGAGCATCGGAAAGGCCGCCGGGAGCTTGACCCTGAACAGGTCCAGCCTGACCCTGAATAATGCCACCAGGACCGGGACAATCACTGTTACCCGCCCCGGGAATGGTGTTGTTACTGCATCCTCCAATAAGACCAGTATCGCCACCGTGAGCGTGAGCGGCACCACCATCACTGTGACTGCCGTTGCCTATGGCTCCGCCACGATCACCGTCAACGTGGCTGAGGGGACGAACCACACAGCCCCCTCCAGTAAGACGTGCAGCGTCACTGTGAACCTTTTCAACGATACCCTGAACTCCAACACCTGGGCCGCGATTAAGGCCGCCAGCGACGCCGGAGACGCCGCCAACGTGTGGAGCGTGGGAGATACTAAGAGTATCCGCCTTAATGGTAGGGTGGGCAACTTTACCTTCTCCAACCAGTCTATTGATGCCTTTATCGTGGGCTTTAACCACAACAGCAGTAAAGAGGGCGGAAAGAGGACCCACTTCGCTATCGGGAAAATCAGCGGGAAACTGGTGGCCCTGTGCGATAACCAGTACAACAACGAGCAGACCTCCAGCGGCTATTTCAACATGAATACCAGCCGGACCAATTCTGGAGGGTGGAACAACAGCAACATGAGGCGGAATATCCTGGGCAATACCGGGACCCCCTCCAGCCCCCCGGCCAACACTCTGCTGGCGGCCCTGCCCTCTGACCTCCGCGCCGTGATGAAGTCTGTGACCAAGTACACGGATAACACCGGCAATGCCAGCAATGTGGCCGGGAATGTCACAGCGACCACCGATTATCTCTGGCTCTTTGCTGAGTTCGAGGTCTTTGGTACACGATATATTGCCAATGAGTATGAGAAGAACAGCCAGGCCCAGTATGCCTACTTCTCCGCTGGCAACTCTCGTGTAGCGTACAGACATTCGTCTACCGGCACGGCCGTCTGGTGGTGGCTTCGGTCCGCCTATTACAGCTACGGCAATCGCTTCTGCAATGTGCACACCGACGGCCGCTACA